GTTAAATATATTATTAAGGATTACATTTTAGCATTTAATGGAGATCAGTCATACTATAGTAAACCTAAAGTTGGTAGTCTCACTAATTTAGTTAAACAAAAAGAAATCGTCATGTTTTTAAATGATGATATGTCATTCACAAAAGAGTTTCCAACTCCTGATAGTGAATATATTAACCAAAGTAATACTTTTGCGGATATGATGAAATGATTATTAATAACCAAATTTTGGCTTTGGATACGATGTATCCATCGATTGGTGAAAAAGTTGTAAATGCCCTTTATCATACAAAACCATATTCAACAATATATGGATATGTGATGAGCGGAGATGTAAAGTTTCCAAATGGTAGCGTTGCAGTAGAAGGACAATATTTTTGTTTTTGGTCTTTACAGAGTGAATCTATCGATACTTCTGGAGAAGTGTATATCTTTACTCGAATGGGATATAAAGGACAAAATACTATTGGTGGTCCAATAGAAAAGACTGGAAGATTGGTTTATATTAATAACTGTAGTGATAGTTTATTAGTGTATCCTCCTAGAATGGGAGATCCATCACTAAACTTATTGCATTTTCCAAGTGGAGTAAAACAATCATACCATATTCATCCAAGTATTAGACTTGGTATTGTAGTACGTGGTAGAGGTTATGCTTGTATAAAGAAATCATATGATGAAGAACAAATAGAATTAAAACAAGGTGTAATGTTCTGTATAGAAGAACGAGAACAACATCGATTCATGACAAAAGATGAAGAGATGACAGTTATCGCTTTCCATCCAGATGGTGATTGGGGTCCAACAGATCACAATCATACTATGTTAAACAGAACATACATCACACAAAAAGAATAATCGGAGAAAAAGATGTCTGCACCAAATATTGTTGCTGTTAGTAATATTACTGGTAAAACAGCTTATATTGCACCCACTACTACGCCTCAAGACTTTTTGGTAAATGCTGCTGCAAGTGGAAAATTATTGAAAGTCAATAGTATTATTATAGCTAACATTAACGGCAGTGCAGCTGCGCAAATTACGGTATACATGTATAGAAACAACACTGAATATAGAATTGCTTCTACAATTTATGTTCCAGCCAATTCAACGCTTGTAGTGTTATCAAAAGATGCAGCTGTGTATATGGAAGAGGGTGATACACTTCGTATTGTTGCCTCTGCAAATAATTATCTTCATGCGACTTGTTCGTATGAAAGTATTATGTAATGTCTCAATGGAACAAATTTCCAGGTAGTTATATCGGGTTTAACAGAGTTTCTGCTTCCGATGGAGCTAGTGGTGTTTGGAATTTGAAACAAGTATATACTGAAAATACTAATTATGAATGGATTAACCAATCGATTTATTATAATCCATGTGATAGTATGACAGGTTGGTCAAATAATGGAGTATATTCATCTAATGGAAATTTTTATGTTGGTGGTAATTCATATTGTTATATAGAACCAATTGCTGGACAAAATTTATTATATTCTACTCTTTTATTTGATGTTTATATACCAACAAACAGTGCTGTTGCTGTTAATTTTATGTGCGCAACAACTGGCCAAGGACCATATTTAAAATTCGATACACGCGCAGGAAAATATACTGGTGTATCATACTCTAGAGGTTGGACACAAGTTGGCGGAGAGTTAACTTCAGGGCCTGTAACCCCAGTAAATACATGGTTTAATGTTAGAATTCGTATGTATAATTCTGCACGCATTGATTGGTTTACTGAAAATCAGTATAGAGATTTTCAACCTGTTCTTAATAATGGAACTAATATTGGATTTTGGGGTTATGGTTTGGGTGGATACATTGATAATGTTACTATTAAAAGAGGTATTATTTAATGTATAATGGTGGAATAATTGGTAAAAAAAATCTACCAACATATTTTAATGGTAATGGTATTAGAAATGCCAGAGAAGTTAGAAACTTCTTGGAAGATGGGTTATGGCATTTTGATGCTGCAGTGACTGCTAATGCATCGTCATATACAGAAGGCGATTCAATCTCAATATCAATTAATACTACTGGTTTACCCGATGGTACCAATCTGTATTGGACTGTTAATACGTTGAGTGGTACTACACTTTCAACCGCTGACTTTACAGATAAAGTATTGGATGGAACAGCAAATATAGTTAATAATACTTATAATACTACAAAAAAATTCGTATCTGATAGAATTCCAGATGGTAATAGACAGTGGACAGTAGTATTTAGAACAGAGTCTATTGCTGGACCAATTATTGCATCAACTCCTGTATTGGCTTTGAATGACTATGTACGAGGAGGAGATGCAGTATTTGATCGTAACGGTTATCGCTATCATAAATTTACTTATTCAAATTGGATTTATACTGCTAAGAATGTTCCATGCGAAGTATTAGTAGTTGCTGGTGGTGGAGGCGGCGGCGGTAATGGTGGTGGCGGTGGTGGAGCAGGCGGTTTAAGATGGGACAATGTAACTATTCCGGCTAATCTTAGTGGAAGATGGGTCCAAGTTGGTGGCGGTGGCTCATGGTCTGGCGGTGGCAATAATGGTTCTGACGGCGGAAGTTCATACATTGATGGTGTAATAGGATGCACTGGCGGTGGTGGTGGAGGTTCACGTGATGGTGGATCTGCGGGTCGTTATGGTGGTTCAGGCGGTGGCGGCGGTGGCGGTGGAGGCGGTAGAGCTGGCGCAGGTAATCCAGTTCCTGGTGAAGGTAATTGGGGTGGTAGTGGATATGATAATGGAACTTCTTCAGCTGGTGGGGGTGGAGGAGGAGCAGGAGGTGCAGGTGGTAATGCTGGATCACGCGCTGCTGGAAATGGTGGTCCTGGAAGAGGTATTGACTTTGCTCGCGATGGAACTACTGAATATTATGCTGGTGGGGGTGGAGCTGGTCGTACGTATTATGGTACTGCTGGCTCAGATGGTATTGGTCAAGGTACTAGTAGAGGTTCTGGAGGTCATGGCGAATCAGGAGGTACTGCATATAGAGCAGGATCAAATGGAGATTCTGGAATTGTGTTTATTAGATATGTTATTCCAACATAAGGTTTAATATGGAAATTGGACATTACGCTAAGTTAGATGATGATAATATTGTAATAGATGTTATTAAGTGTGCTGATAATGTGATTGATAGTGTTCCTGGAAGATGGATTAAAACTTCATACAACACTAAGAATGGAGTTCATATTAATGGAGGTACTCCATTAAGAGCAAACTTTGCAGGAATTGGTTTTAAGTATTATGAAGATTTAGATGCATTTATTCCTCCAAAGCCTGAACTTTATCCTTCATGGGTTTTAAACACTACTACATTTTCATGGGAAGCTCCTATAATGTGTCCCAATATAGCTGATCATTATTATGAATGGGATGAAACTAATCAAAAATGGCTAGAATTTAGTTCTCCTCCAGAAGATGCCTGAACAGAGAAACATATAAATAAAGCCAGAAATAACTTTTTTTGGATTTATTAAATGTCTCAGTTAGTTAACTTAGTTGTCGATCAAGGTTCAGACTTTGTAGCTACTCTTGATGTACAAGACTCTATCGGTAATGCACTTGATTTGGCCCCATACAATGTACGCGGCCAAGTTAGAAAAGCTTATGCATCTTTACAATCTACAAATATTGGCTGTGCAAAAACAACTAATAGAGGTGAAGTTAAATTAAGTTTAACAAACACACAAACATCTGCATTAAAAGATGGTCGTTATGTTTATGATATTGAAATTGTCCACGCAGAATTAGGCACAGTAATTCGCGTAGTTGAAGGACAGATAACAGTAACTCCTAGAGCAACTAGACCTTCATAAGGATAACAGATGTCAGTCGCATTAAAATCCAAAATTAGATTAGACACACCAGTTACAGTGCGTACATTCGCGCTTGGTATCACGTCTCTTAACTTGCTTGACTTAAACGATGTTGACGCAACCGAATTAGAAGACGGTGCGATGATGATTTATGATGCTGATACCGCAAAATTCAAATTAACAGCTACGATAGATCATCCAAGATCAAAGACAAAGATTATCGGAGGAAAGTACTAAGCCATGGCAACAATCATCAAAATTAAAAACTCGGGCAATAGCGGCTCACCAAGTACGCTTGCTACAGGCGAGTTAGCGTATTCTTATTTACAACAATTACCTATTCAAGGTGTTGTATCAACTAATGGCGGTGATCGTCTTTATATTGGTACTGGTACTGAAGTTGCTGGTGAAGCTACTGATATTGTACATATCGGTGGTAAGTATTATATGGATATGTTGGATCATGAAAATGGTGTTCTAACAGGTAATTCAGCAATTATTACTGATTCTGAAAGTAAAATTAATGAATTAAACATTGATAATATTAATTTAAATAGTAATACAATTTCTATTACTGAAACTAATGGAGATTTAATCCTTCAAGCTAACGGTACAGGTACTATTCGCTTTGAATCAGCCGTTGACTTAACATACATCAACGTTGATACACTAGGTTCTACACGTACAGATGGAAACATCTTCATTGAACCAAGCGGAACCGGTTATGTACAGTTTTCTAGTCAAAACGCTATTCGCATGCCAGTTGGTAATACATCATCACGTGATGCATCACCGCTTGCTGGTATGGTTCGTTTCAATAGTACACTCGGCATGTTTGAAGGTTATGATGGTCAAGCGTGGAACACATTAGGTGGTGCTAGAGTTCAAGACATTGATGGTAATACATACGTCTCTGCAGAAAATACTCCTGGCTCTAACAACAATCAACTGCGTATTTTTACTGACGGCTTAGAACGTCAGCGTGTTGACAATGATGGTTCTACATACTTCTCACAAGACTTAACAGCTGGAAGTCCAGTTGGTACAAGAATTATCAACAACAGAATTGAATCAGTTGGTTCTGATATCCTTTATCTTGATCCTTCTTTTAGTAGCACAGATAATACTGGTTCTGTTGTTATTGAAGGTAACTTAACAATTAAAGGTGTTACAACTACTGTTGATGCTGCATCTACAAAATCTAATGATCCAACTATTATCTTGGGTTATCAATCAGATGCACAAGGCAGTGAAACTTTATTAACAGCACCAGATGGTCTTGATAAAGGTATTGAATTTAGATGGCATGATGGTTCATCCGCTAAATCAGGTTTCTTTGGTTATGACTCATCGGCTAATCGTTTTACATTCATTGAAGATGCAACTAATACAAATGATACATTCTCTGGTACTCCAGCAAATGTTCGTTTTGGTAATGCGTTATTAACAGATTTATCTTTCACAGTATTCACTGCAAACTCAGTACCTTGGGTTGACGTGAATGGTGATACATCATTCATCACTGGAGATAATACTAGTGCTTATAATGGTGGAGATACAACAGGTCAAGTTCTTCAAATGAATTCATCTGGTTTACCAGTTTTTAGCCACATTGATTGTGGCACATATTAATTAATCATAGGACTATATTATGTCAGATAAAGTTGAAGCTAGTCAAAATTTTGTTAATAAGTTTGTTGAAAGACAGCAAAGAGCAATTGCTGACATGATGAATAAGATCATCATGTTAGAGACGCAATTAGCGTTAGCCACTGAACGTGTTAAAGAACTTGAAGTAGAACAGAAAAAAGAAGACAGCAGCGCTGAATTCCAACCATCAGAAATTAAAGAGTAATGACTAACGGCACTATTGTAACGCTAAAAAAGAATACTACGCATGATGTAGTGCCTTCTGCTGAAGCATTATATCAAGCAGAATTAGCTATTAATACTGCTGACGCTAATATCTTCACAAAGCGTGATGATGGTGTAGTTTTAACTCAATCGATTGGTACTGTAGTATCAAATTATGGCGAAACAAGTAATCTTGATAGTAATCAAGTGCTTGATTCTACTGATGCTAGTGTTTATAGATCTGCTAAATATGTTATTCAGACAACTCATCCAGTTATTGGTTTTCAAACAATTGAAATATTAATAATGCATGATGGTTCTACTGCATATATCACTAGATATGGTTTAATGTATACATCATCTGAACTTGCAACATTTTCAGTTGATATAGTTGATAGTCAACTTCAACTATTAGTAACTCCTTTGGAAGAAAATGTTTCTTTTAAATGGACTAAGACACTAGTGCAAGCATAAGAGATATAAATAGAGCTATGGCTACAAAAGAACAAGCATTTATAGTTAAAGATGACCTGGTTATCGATCAAAAACCAGGTCGTCAATTTGTTATTCCAACAGGTTTTGATGGAGATCGTCCTGGTACAGCAGGTCTTCCAGCAGCAATTCCAGGAACGATTCGTTTAAACTCAGATCGCGGAGTTGTTGAAATTTTTAATACGAACAATGAATGGCAATCAGCTGCACAAGCTGGTGATGCGGTCAATGCTTCAGGTGCTGAAGAAATTGCACTTGTACAAGCTATCATTTTTGGATAATAAATAAATGGCATCAGTAAGTAATATTACAAATAAAGTACATCCAGATGTTGGTAGAACTCCAGTAGTTTTAGCATCAACTGCATCTAATCAAAAAGCTGCTTTAGTTGGTTTAAGTCTTTGCAACATTGTTGAGACAGGTGTATATGTTTCAGTTACAGTAGTTGATGCAGATGGTAATGAAGGTTATTTCATTAAAGATGTCTTAGTTGCACCTAAGAGTAGCTTAAGAGTTATTAATGGCGGAGAAAAATTACTTCTTGCGCCAAATAATACTATAAAGGTTGTGTCAAGTTGGGATGCTGGCATTGATGCACTTTTAAGTTTAGTTGTAATTACTTACACATAAAATAAGTAAAATAGGAAATTAAAAAATGTCTCATGTAATTGGCGCTAGTGCTGAAGGTTTTGCAAACCTAGATGAAAGACCACGTTATTACTATGGTCTTCGTCGTGATGAAGAGGGAACTCTTTGGCTAGGTTCAGCAGATATTAAGAATCCAAATGATACAGTTCGTTTGTATTCTGAACCTTTAACACGCGATGGTGGATTTTCACCAATTCCATTTCATGAATTTTTTAATCAAAGAGAACTTTATGATACAGATGCTTCTAATCCAGAAGAGGCGTTATATTATCAACAGTGGCGTATTGATAGAGTTAAAATTTCGTACTACATCGACGAAAATGGCGAATTTGTAGCATCAGTTGGTGCTGACAGAAACTATCCAACCGATGTCTAATAAATAAAATAATACAAGGTAACGAGGACCAAACATGGCAGAATTTAAACTTGGTAGACTAAAGTTCTGGTGGAAGGGCGAATGGCAAACTGGCCAAGCTTACGTTAAGGACGATGTAGTTCGTTTTGGCGGAAAGTCATATGTTTGTACAGGCGCACACACATCAGGTTCAAATGATGAGAGCTTTTATACTGCTCTCGAAACAGCTCCATTCAAATGGGAGTTGATGACTGATGGTATTTCATGGCAAGGACTATGGACAACTGGCACATACTACAAGGTAGGTGATGTAGTTAAGTTTGGTTCTGATTCATATATCTGTATTAATGGTAACACTGCTGGTGCAGATTTCTTAGCAGATCAAGATGTTGGTAATTGGGATAACTTTGTTAATGGTGTTGAATTAGAAGGCGATTGGTCTTCTTCAGCTGCGTATCAAGTAGGTGATATCGTTCGTTATGGTGGTTACACATATCTAGCTAAGCAAGATAATACTAATGCTTCTCCAGAAACAGATACTACATCTTGGGGTATCTTTGTATATGGATTGCGTCAACGCGGAGCTTGGTCATCATCAACAACATATCATCCAGGTGATGTAGTTAAGAAAGCATCTTCTTCTTATAGTGCTAAGCAAACACATACAAATCATGATCCTTCTAATGATATCTCTGAAACATATTGGCAAAATCTTGTTCAGGGTTCAGATTCATCAGTAATTACAACTAAAGGCGATTTACCAACATATGGTACTAGCGGAGCAGTTCGTTTACCAGTTGGTGGTAGTGATGCTGTTCTTCAAGTAGATAGTACTACTGGAATTCCAGCTTGGAAAACTAGTGTTAATATTCCAGGCGATTTAACAGTTAGCGGCAATGCTCATATTGTTCAAGGTGAAGTTTATCAGGGAAACAATGCACAAAGTTTAGAAGTAGACGTTGGCATTTACGATATCTCTACACAAATTACATCAGCATCTAAAACTCCTGGTGTATTGAAATTTAATTATTCAGCTGGTTCACAATTAGCTAGTGCTGCAATTGGTTGGTCTGTCACTATCTCTGGTCTTCCAGATCCTAATACTGTTGCAAATAGTACTTTTACTATTGCAAGTATTAACACCACTTCTAGATTTATTACTATGAACGTGGCTGGTTTAACCGGCACATCTGCAGTATGGTTAGGTAATGCAGGTGATTTAAATGTTCAGTTAAGAACACCAACTGCATATAAAGGTATTACTAATGCATCTGGTGTATTCGTTAAAAATGCTGATGACTTCGTTCAATTCGCTCTTAAGAATACAAATAACGGTAGCGCAGCTTCTACTGACTTGATCGTTTATGCTGATAATGGTGATAATGAATCCGGTTGGATGGATATGGGTATCACATCTTCTGGTTATGGTTCTCCAGACTGGACAGTAACTAAGAATAATGATGGTTACTTATTCTGTAATGCTCCTGTTGGCACAACCGGTAATGGTGACTTAGTTATTGGTACCGGTGGTAATGGTGCTCATAATGATATTACATTCTTTACTGGTGGTTTTGATGCTTCGCAGATTAAGATGAAGCTTATTGGTACAGCTCGTCCAGAAATTCAAGCATCTACTGGTATACCAACTGGTAAAACAATAGAACCAGGTGTTGAAATCTACCTAGATTCTGTTGCTGAAGCATATGATCAAGGAGCTTTACGTATTACTGGTGGTCTTGGTGTTCAAGGTAACATCATTACTAAAGGTGATCTTCGCGCTGAAATGGGTATGATTACTCAGGGTTCGAATGCTAAGCGTTTAACCGAAGATAACTATTCATATACTGGTTATACTGGTATAACAAATGCATCTGCTATCATGACAGGCAATGCTAATGACTTTGTTCAGATGGCATTAAAGAATTTTAATACTGGTGCATCAGCTTCTACTGACTTGATCCTTTATTCGTCTAAGGGCGATAATACTTCAGGTTGGATTGATATGGGTATTTGTTCTGAGAATTATAACGATCCAAGCTATGGAGTAACAAGCAAAGGCGACGGCTACATTTTTATGTCAGCTAAGGCTGGTTCTACAGATGAAAAAGGTAATTTATACTTATCTACATCTGGTTATGGTACAATGAATGATATCGTGTTCTCAACGGGTGGTTTTGCTAATAGCTCATTTGAAAGAATGCGTATTATTGGTACATCACGCTCAGGACATCAACCTGGTGTTGAAATTTATTCAACAAGTCAATCAACAAGTACAACAACTGGTGCGTTACGTGTTCAAGGTGGTATCGGTCTACAAGGTAATTTAAACGTTGGTGGTTCTGTTAATATTGTTGGTGATACAACAATTCAAGGTACGATTGTTATTGCTGGTGGTTCAACAACTGTTACATCACAAAACTTAGCTGTTTCTGATCCTCTTATCTTCTCAGGTGATGGTAACTCTTCAGATCTAGTTGATTTAGGCGCAGTTGGTTCTTATCGCGCAGCAGCAGATTCATATACATCTGCAGCACTATCCGGAGCCACTATTACTACTTCAGGAGCAACTGTAAACATCTATAAAGTTGGCCATGGTGCTCAATCTAAAGACACAATTACTATTAGCGGTGTAACAAATCAAACATCATATAATGGTACATATACAACAATTACAATTGTTGATGCGAACAACATTACAGTAACAAAAGTTGGTGGAACATTTACTGGTGGTTTAATTGGTGGTACTGCTACATTAAATACATTTGTTAATGGTTTACGTTATGCTGGTTTAGCGCGTGATCACATTGATGGTCGTTATAAACTATTTACAGCATATCAAGTATATAATAAACCAAGTACTACTATCACATTTGCTAACACAACAAAGGCTGTATTTGATTGCGGTGCAATTTATGCTGGTGGTTCAGTTACATCTACTGGTGCAGCAGTATTCAGTGGTACAGGTGCATCTTCCTTTGGTGGTGCAGGTAGTTTTGCTGGCGATGTAAGTTTAGGCTCTGGTACAGCAACATCAAGTTATACAACGGGTGCATTAAAGGTTTCTGGTGGTGTTGGTATTACTGGTGGTTTATATGTCCAGAACGCTTCATTCTTCGGTAATGATATTACTGCTTGGTATTCTTCTGACCGCGATCTAAAAACTAATATTACACCTATCGCTGGTGCATTAGATAAGATTGCTCAGATTGGTGGTTACACATTTAATTGGAAACCAGAAGCAGATAAAGGTGAAGCACACGATGTTGGTGTTATCGCTCAGGAAATTCAAGCTGTACAACCAGAAGTTGTTGTTAAGCGTGATAATGGATATTTAGCAGTTAATTATGAAAAGCTTGTTCCTCTATTAATCCAAGGTATTAAGGAATTACAAGAGGAAGTTAAAGCTCTTCGTGCAAAAGTTGGAGCATAATAATGACAGTTCGTTTAACACAAACTGGGGTTGAATACCCAGATGGTACAGTACAAATCCAGCGATTTGATTCGAACGATGATAGCGGTGGATTATTACAAATTGCAACATATACTGGCAGTAGTACTTGGTATAAACCAGCTGGTACACGCCAGATTCGTGTATTAGTAGTTGGCGCAGGTGGAGGTGGTTGTGGTCACACTGAATCGGGCGGTGCTGGCGGATTCGCTGAAAAGTGGATTGATACTTCAGGTTGGGCAACTAATACAGCTGTATCAGTAAGTATTGGTTCTGCTGGTGATGGTCGTAACTATTTCCAGGGCTGTGGTAGTGGCGGAACATCGTCATTTGGTTCATATGTAAGTGCTTCCGGTGGTCAAGGTGCTAATACAAACTGGGGTCATTCTGGCGGTCATGGCGGTGTAGGTTCCGGCGGAGATATTAACCTTCGTGGTGGTGGTGGTCATGGACATGATAATGAAGCTGCTTCACAGGGTGGCACAGGATATTTTGGTGGTGGATCTTTTGGTAATCACCACAGCTATCGTCCGCACTACGCTGAAGGTACAAACCATACTGCACCTGGTGGTGGAGGAGCTGGTAATTGGATTACAAATCATGGACGCGGTGCTTATGGATCAGATGGCATGGTTGTTGTCTACAGTTACGCTTAATAATAGAAGAGGAATAAAATGACAGTAAAATTAGGTCAAACTGGATTAACTTATAATGACTCTTCAGTACAAACTAGTAAATACGATACATCTTTAGACAAAGGTAAAATTCTAAGGGTTGACTTTTGGACTAGTAGTACTACTTGGAATAGACCAGCCGGTTGTAGAAGAATTTTAGTTCAAGTTATTGGTGGCGGTGGCGGCGGTTGTGGTCACTGTGAAGCTGGTGGTGGTGGTGGATTTGCTGAAAAAGTTATTGACGTTACAAACGTCACATCAGTAACAGTAACTATTGGTGGTGCTGGTGATGGTCGTGGTTATCATCAAGGTTGCGGCGGAGGAGGTACTACATCATTTGGTGGTTATCTATCTGCCTCTGGTGGCAATGGAGCTAATACTTGGGGTTCACATACCGGTGGTCATGGTGGTGTAGGTTCTGGTGGAGATATTAACTTACACGGTGGCGGTGGAAGATCACACGGAGATCAAGGACAATCAAAAGGTGGAGAAGGATATTTTGGTGGTGCTAATGTATCTGGTCACCATGGTGGAAATTTCTATTCGCATTGGTCAGAAGGTTTAAATCACTGTGCTCCAGGTACTGGAGGATCAGGAGAATGGACATCACACTCTAGAGGTGCTTATGGTGTTCAAGGTTGCTGCATCGTATATAATTATAGTTAAGAAGAGATTAATATGTCAGTAAAATTAGGTCAAACAACTGTCACTTTTCCAAATTCATCAACTCAATCTACTAAATATGATTCGAATGATGATGTTGGTCAATTGATGAACATCCAAACATGGACTGGTAACGGAACATGGACAAAACAAGCAGGTTGTAGAAGTATACGTGTTATGCTTTGTGGCGGAGGCGGTGGTGGTAGTGGTCATGGTCAATCTGGCGGTGCTGGTGGATATTCTGAAAAACGAATCGATGTATCTAGTTGGGCTGTAGGCACTAACGTTAGTATTACAATTGGTGGACAAGGTAGCGGAGCTCACTCAAACGACGGTGCCGGCACTGGTGGTACTACATCATTTGGCAGTTATTTGTCTGCCACTGGTGGTCAAGGTGCTAATAGTGTTTGGGGTCATTGTGGAGGTCACGGTGGTGTAGGTTCTGGTGGAGATATTAACCTTCGTGGCGGCGGTGCTTCAGGACATGATAACCGTGGAGGACGTGGTGGTGCATCATTCTTTGGTGGTTCTAAATTCTCAGGTTGGCCAAATCATCACTTCTCACATCAACATGAAGGACATGTTCCTCCAGGAGCTGGTGGCTGTGGTGAACACGTTAATCATTCACGCGGTGCATATGGTGCATCTGGAATTTGTATAGTATATAACTATAATTAATTATTTTTTTTTATCATTGAAGGATTTTTGTAATGCACATTAAAAGTGTTTTGATTGTTGGTGGTGGTAGTTCTGGTTGGATGACGGCAGCGGCCCTCAAAAAACAATTACCACATATCGATATTACTTTAGTTGAGTCTGATAGAGTTCCAACTATTGGAGTAGGAGAGTCTACTATCGGACAAATTAATAGCTATATGATGGCTATTGGTTTAAAAGATAAAGATCATGAATGGATGCCGCAATGTAATGCAACATATAAAACATCTATTCGCTTTACTGACTTTAGAGAAAAAAATGAAAAACCAAATACTTTTCACTATCCATTTGGAGTATTTGATTTAACTGATAAAGAGCGTGGAACAATGGATTGGTTCTATATGCAATTAGAAGACCAATCAATTCCACCAGAAAATTTTGCTGAATTTTATCATGATCATGTCATTATGGCAAATCAATTGAAATTTACAAAAAATGAAGATCATGTAATTCGTGGATTTAATTTTAAGTTTGACACTGCATATCATATGGATGCGGCATTGTTTGGTCAATACTTAAAAAATAATATTTGTATACCTGAAGGTGTAAAGCATATAGTTGATGATGTAACAGGTGTTATACAAAATGAAGATGATTACGTAACAGGTGTAACAACTGCTACTAATGGTGTTTTAAAAGCCGATTTATACATTGATTGTACAGGTTTTAAATCGATGTTATTAGAAGGCGCAATGGGAGCAGAATTTGTTTCTTTTCATGATACACTAATGAATGATAGCGCTATTGCAACTGTTATTCCTTATTTAGATAAAGATAAGGAAATGTCAAGCGTTACAAATTGTACTGGTATCGATGCTGGTTGGGTATGGAATATTCCATTATATAATAGAATCGGTACTGGTTATGTCTATTCTTCAAAGTTTGCAACTAAAGAAGAAGCAGAAGCGCAATTTCGAAAACATTTAGCTTCAGATAGAATGGATTATGTTGGAGAAGGATCTAAAGAGCGTGCTGAACAAGCAGAATTTAGACATATAAAGATTAAACATGGATGTCATAAACGTTCGTGGATTAAAAATGTAGTAGGTGTAGGTCTTGCTAATGGATTTATTGAACCATTAGAATCTACTGGATTAATGTTAACGCATGAAGCTATCATGAAGTTAATTGATACACTTGATATGCGAGATGGTAAAGTTAATCAATATGATATCGATGCATTTAACTTTGCATTATTTGATCAAACTAAAGGATTTAAAGAATTTATTTCATTACATTATGCATTATCTGTTCGTGATGATACACCATACTGGAAGCATGTAACCCAAGAATTTACATATTCTCCAAGTATGATAGAATGGCAAGCTTTAATTCGTAATCCATATGCTGACTTATCTTATAGAAATCTAGTTAATCATACATATGGACCGGATCAAGGTGGTATAATTTATATTGCTGCAGGGCATGGTTATAACCCTCTTTCCAAAAGATGGATTGATGATGAAGCGCAGCGTTTTAATATAAATAGAGGTTATAATTTAAAGAAAGTAAGAGAAGATTGGGAAAATCACGTAAAAGAATTACAACTTTCACTTGATAAACTTCCAACTCATTATCAATGGTTAAAACAACATTATTACAATAATCAGGAGTAATAAACGTGAGTAAATTTGCATTAATTTTTAAAACAGAACCGCTGTCTCCAGATGGTTCACAGCGTGTTCATGAAGTAGTTGCATCAGTTGATGATTGCTTCGAAGTACACGAAAACTTTGAATGGATTGCATGTCCAGATGAAGTTGATTCACGTGATTGGAAACGAAATCCAGATACACGTGAATGGATTGCTCCAACAATTCCAGGTACTGAATATAATGTCGCACGTAGAGTTCACTATGGAGAAATCGGTGCGCAATTAGATCGTCTATATCATGCACAAAAATCTGGTGAACAAGATCCTTTGGCTATTTGGGCAAATGAACAAGAGAAAATTAAAGCTATTTTCCCTAAAGATGATCCAGACTATGTAAATGCATGTAATGCTGAAATCGTTCGTCGTTGTAAGCTTATCTTAGAAGAAGCTGAACGTCAAACTGGTGTATATGGTTCATATATTGATATGCGACAAATGGCATTAGATCTGCACGCTGATATTGAAGCTGGTAGATGGACAGTTCCAACAAAATAAATTAAAATTATAAAGCATATATAAAGGGAGATTAGTAATCTCCCTTTATTTTTTGAACAAGGATTTAACATGAATTTTGATAAAATTATTTCATTTGGATATCCACAATTTACAGAAGATCCATCAATATATTATACTTATTTGAAAAATGCACATCCAAGATATCGTGCTGAAATAAGAGATTTATATTTTTCTATCCCATATCAATATACATGGAATGGAAAGAAATTTGCATATGGAGATGTTATGGGCGCAACATCTCCAGAATCTCATTTTGAATATATGATGAAAATTCAAAATGAATTTGGAATTGTGCTTTCTTTAACATTTAATGAAACATATCCAAATAAAGAATTATGCGGCGATAAAGATGTATTAAATGGATTTATTAAGCATATCGGTAAATTTTATGATATGGGTATTAGATCATGTACAATTTCTCATACACATATGATGGCTATGGGAATTTTACAAAAGAATTTTCCTGAAATGAAATGGAAAAATACTGTAAATCATATTATAACCAAGCCTCAACAAGTTGTTGATATGTATACGCTTGGTTATGATGTTATCAATTTAGATCGATCATTAAATCGAGACATGGATGCTTTAAAGGCTATTCAGCCATTAAGAAAAAAATATCCTGAAATGGAATTAAGTTTATTAGTAACTGAGGGCTGTATGCCTCATTGTCCATTTAAGGTTGAACATGACACAATGAATAAAGAACCAGAATTTCAATATTGGAAAAATCATGGTAATTTGACTTGTGGATTATGGCGTAATACTAAAACGAATGATCTTCCAAGACTTGGAACAGATATGGTTTGGGGTGATAAAGAAACCTTTTATCAATATGCTGAAATGATTGATTATTTTAAATTTTCTGGTAGAATGGGCAAAATTCCTAATAATGTTGATGCTGAAAAAGAAAAATTTGTTTGGTCTATTCTTAAACCCAATTCTAGAAGAAGATATGAATATGATCCATGGTTTTTAAATCATTTGGATGTTGGTACATATTCATCAGCCGATTGTCTACAAGATATTATTGAGAATGATCTTGGCCCTATTGCACCTTCCTGGCAATTTGGTAGAACTGTTGATAAAAATCATGAATGTAAAACTACTTGGAAATATATTGCAGATGTTATCAGTGAAAATATTTGGGCATCTAAAAAAGGCAAAGCTTTAAATCACGTACTTAAAAATTGTAAAAACGAATGTTGGGATTGTCATGCTTGTGAGAGAACATTTGGAGTTAATGATTTTGATTCATTAATTGAAGTTGATAGAGATGTTAGTGTATTACAAGGTCATTTGGAGCATTTTAAAGGCATTCCGATAGTTCAATAATTATAAATAGATCAGTAACTAATCATCAATTAGGGCATATTCATGGCTCATTGGCTAGAAAATTTTTTCTCTCGACGCACTGACGGAGGGTTAATCCTTCGCAATGGTTCTGCGTGTCACCATACAACATCTCAAGGCGCTTTTGTTTATCAAGACAGATATACTGTCTTAGATAGTTATTATTATGTAGAAACTATGGTTGCAAAATATACAGTAATATGTGAATCTCAAGCAACTCAACCACATAAAATTGACACTTTTGATATTACAATAGTAACCAATAAAGATAATACGGTCTATACAGTTTTTAATAGAGTTTATACTAATAGAAAACTAGTAGAAATTGATGTTCAACAAGATAATAGTGAAGTATATTTAAAAATACAAGAAATTACTTATGATGGTGAAGTATCAGATCGAGTGAAAGTATCTCTTATTAGAAATTACGTAACAGCTGGCGGAACTTCATAAAATGACAACATCTGTAAGACAATTTTGTGAACTAGAAGAAGGTCTAATTATTGGACCAACTCACCTTCATGCAGATAATGGTAATATTATTTCTCCTGGCCATTTTGCATTTAATAATGCATCTGTAAATAATGGAGCTATCGTATTCCATTCTACTGGAGACGTTGATTTAACTGGTGAACTCAACGTTGATAAAAATTTCATTGTAAATGAAACTAAATTTATTGTTAATCATGATACTGGTAATGTATATGCACATGGTACATTAGAAGTACAAGAAGATGCATTATTTCATGGTCAAGCAACATTTAATAATCATCATATTAATACTGACAATGATACATATTTTAATCTATTAATTTCTAATGTAAATGAAATTAGATTTGGACATGCAGCAACTAATATTACAATTGGTCATGACAGCGACGGTTCGTGGGTATATACCAATTCCAACATGGAAGTTGGTAGAGAATTACATGTAACAACTAATGTTAGTATAGCTGATGGTAAAATAACATATGATCATACAGTAGGTGATCATGGAGCTACAAGCATATTAGGAACGCTTGAAGTAGGTCAATATACTCAAATACATGATAATTTAAAAGTTGATGCCTCACTTGAAGTTGGATATAATACAAAAACTTGGGGCAACACTGAGTTGGTTGGATGGTTAAAGCTTTGGAATAATATTGATGTCAATAATGGTAAATTTACAGTTAATCATACAACAGGTAATATTACATCAGCTGGATCATTGGTAATAGCTAGTGATTTTGCCATTAACACAAACAAATTTAATGTAACTAGTTCGAATGGTAATACAGCAATTGCTGGTACATTATCTGTAACTGGAACATCTTCACATACTGGTAATGCAACATTTAGCGGAACACTTGGTGTAACAGGTAATACAAATGTTGGTGGAACACTTGATGTAACCGGTAATACAACACTAAGTGGAACACTAGCTTTAAATGGTACAACACTTTCTACTGTAAATAATAAGTTAAATGTTAATAAAAATATTGTAACTGATACAGTTGAAGTAAATACAGTTACATTACCTAATGCTAGTTTAACTAATAGAAACGTAACACTAGGTTTATGGACAATTCAACATGATACATCAACCAATTCATTATTATTTAAATATAATGGAAATTTAGTTACATCACTAAGCTCTACTGGTGCGTTTACAACAGCAACTGATATTACTGCTTGGGGAACTCCAAGCTAAAGGGAAAATAAATGACAGATTTAGTACAAGCACTTCGTAAAGTTTTAACATCTAATTTTGTGTTATATCTAAAAACACATATGTTTCATTGGAATGTAGAGTCACAAAATTTTGCAGAATATCATGGATTTTGGTCTGACGTATATGATGATCTTTGGGATCAAACAGATACATTAGCAGAATATATTCGTCAAGAGGGAGAATATGCTCCAGGTGCTTTAAGTGTATATTCTAGTGAATCTGTTATTAAAGATGAAGATGGATTTCCATCTGCACAACAGATGTTTTCAAAATTTTTAACTGATAATCAGACTATTATCAGTTTATATGAAGATCTTTATCATAAGGCTGAAGCAGCACATGCCCATCAAATTTCAAATTATTGTGCTGATAGACTTGGTCAACATAAGAAATATGCTTGGATGGTTAAGTCATTCTTAAAATAATAAAGGCAAAAAATGGCAATTCCAACAAATAGACAAGAATTAAAGGATTATTGCTTAAGAGCATTGGGTTCTCCCGTGCTTGAAGTTAATATTGATGATGATCAGTTAGACGATCGTATTGATGAGGCGCTTCAAAAATATTATGACTATCATTATGATGGACAACGAAGAGTTTATATCCCAGTTCAAGTAAGTGAAATTGATATAGCAAATGGCTATTTAACTTTATCAGACGATGTAATTTCTGTACAACGTATTTTACCGTTAACTGCTGCATGGTCAAGCATTAATATGTTTAATATGAAGTATCAAATGTATATGAATGACTTTTATGCATTGTATCGTGCAGACTCAATGCAATATTATGTTGAAATGCAACAATATCTTTCAACATTAGATTCTTTATTAAATGGTGTTCAGACAGTTCAATACCAACGTCATGGTAACAGATTATACATTGAGACTAAGTGGAGTGAAAAAGTCCAAGCAGGTCAATATATTATGGTTGAAGCATATCAACGTGTTAATAATCCAGAAGTGTGGAATGATTTCTGGTTAAAGCGCTATGCAACATCTCTAATTCAATTCCAATGGGGTGCAAACCTAGCTAAATTCGATGGTATGCAATTACCAGGTGGTGTTACAATTAATGCTCGTCAATATATCGATGATGCTGAAGGTGATATTCGTGATTTAGAGAAAGAATTAAGAGATACACATGAATTGCCAGTAGACTTTTTCTGCGGATAATAGAGTAGCGATATGCCAACCAATGTCTATTTTAACCCCGGTCAAATATCTGAACAACGTCTCTATGAGGATATGATCGAAGAGTCTTTGCGTATTTATGGTCAAGACGTTTATTATATTCCTCGCAACATTCGTAATCTAGATAAGATCTTGGGTGACGCAACAGCATCAGAATATAACCAAGCTTATTTCATCGAAATGTATATCGATGAATCTGGTTATTCTGGTGAAGGAACAATCATGTCTAAGTTTGGTTTAGAAATTCGAGACCAAGCTAAGTTTGTTGTATCTCGCAGACGTTGGGAAAACTTTATTGGTCGTGAAAATACTACTACAATTGGTGGTCGACCTAACGAAGGCGATTTAATTTATATCCCTCTTTCTGGTACGTTCTTTGAAATTAAGTTCGTTGAACACGAAGCTGCTTTCTATCAGTTGGCTAACGTTTTCGTTTATGAATTACATTGCGAAACATGGGAGTATTCTGGTGAGAAGATGAATACTGGATATGAAGATATTGATAGTATTCAACTTACATTTGCACCATCTCAACGTTTAACACTTGGTGCTCACAATAATTTAAACTTCCACGCAATTGGTGAAGAAGTACAGCAATTTGTTGGATATGATGTAAACAATAAACCGATTTTTGTGCATGGAATATTAGCTAGTATTGAATTTATTGGTGGTTATGCTTCTGTTATTACAGTAGATCAAATTCGTTCAAGCGATAATCAAGCTAGATATTTCCAGGCTTCTGGTATTGGAGAAGCATCTGTTGAACGCAGAATTATTGGTATGGAGTCAGGAGCTTCATATATTATTACAATTGCTGCAGATCCTATGCAACTTAATACTGATGCTGATGCACAGAATCAAGATTTCCAGAACGCAGTCGATGATATTCTTGATTTCTCTGAACATAATCCATTTGGGGAACCAGGTTCAACTGCAGCACAACAAACATTAACAGACTATCAACCGGGCGTTATTCGTCTGGATAACAACATCCTTCGCTTTGATGAAAATACAGCAACATGGGATATGGTATAACAACAGGAAATAAAAATGGCAAAGCAAATATTACAAGTTGGTACACACAATAACGATAAGACAGGTGATACGCTTCGTGCCGGCGGCTTAAAAATCAAGGCAAACTTTGATGAGATATATGGTGCATTAGCTGCTGATGGTATGACGATTACCGGTGGTAATCTGTTAAAGTCTGGTAGTTGGAATGATATTAGAAATAAGCCTGATTTTAAATTAATTTCAACTACTGCAAGCTTTAATGATTTACTTGATAAACCTGCATTAGTTACTGCGACTGCTAAACCTGATACATTGCTAGGATATCAAGGTCAACAAGCCGGTGAAATTGCATTTGATGGAAATAATTTATATGTTTCAGTTGCTGACTATGATGGTACTACTCTAATTTGGAAATATGTCCCATGGGGTGGAGGCGGCACAAGTCAAGGTTACACATATAGTCATAATCAAAATCCTTCCATTCAAGGTGGGTTTTCATTAGATCATAATGATCCATCTCAAGCTACTGTCATGTATATTTCAACACATGATGTTAATGGAAATAATATTCATGCATTCTATCAATATATTTTTGATCAAGGATTATCGTTCTTATTAGAAGTTATTAATAGAACAAATCCAGACAATCGAGCAGTATTTTCTGTTAGTGGTTCTAGAGAGATGACTGCTAACAATGAAGAATATTATGAATTAGATATATCCTATGTCATGTCTACTAATGAAGTTCAAATTGATTCTGGTATGTGGGACCTTCACTTTGACTTTACTGGTAGCGGTACTAGCAGAAAAACAACTACCGGTGATATTACATTAACTAATGACGGTGTATTAGATAGTCAATATGCTAGTGGAGAATATACATTTGTTCATGCTGGATATAGCAATGATACTGATGTCATTGATACTGATGTAGCTTTAACTAGAGGAACACAGCTTGGTCTTTATAACCCATTAACTGATAATGCTTATAATAATGGAGATACTGGCAATTTAGAATGGAACAATGAAGGTTGGGGAGATCTGAGTAATGTAACTACTAGATCATATACTAATTGGGTTACAGCTGTTGACAATTATCCTCCTCGTTCAGTGAATGCAGAATTAGTTATTCATGATACACTTCATAATAAGTATTACACAATAAAATTCTTAAGTTGGCAAACAGCTGGACAAGGCGGTGGATTTTCATATGTTCGTCGTCTAATTAATACTACACATTCTATTGTATTTAATAAAGAAGATAATGGTTCACAAGTAGATTATATTGACACAAATGTAGCCATCACTCGTAATAATGGCCAAGAAGGTCCATATAATCCATTAGTAGAAGAAGGATGGGACCACACTGTTTCACCAGTAAATACATTATGGAATAAACAGGGTTGGGATGATCTGTCAAATGTTACTACAAGATCATATACTACATTTGATTCAGTTGGTAATGGTAATCCGATTGAATGGATTGCTAATACTGAATTAGTAATGAAAGATACTGTTAATAACAAGTATTATAAAATTAAATTTAGTAAGTATAATGGTAATGGTAGCGGTATTACATATACGAGAGAAGAGATTAATTTAATTAATCCAAATTCTGGTATTTTGTTTGACGATGGTACATCATTAAAAACTGGTAGAGTTAATGATATTCCTCAACACATCGCAGATAATAATACTAGTTATTATGTTAAAAGAGAAGATGCCGGTAAACACATTTATGTGAAAAGCGGTGGTACTGTTTATGTTCCCCCTAATTCAGCTGTTTCATTCCCAATTGGAACGACGATTGTTATTGTAAGCGGAGATTTAAATACTTACATTTATAGAGATGATGGAAATACTACAATTTGGGGTGCAAGTTTAAATAATAGTAGTGGATCATTCTACATTCCTCCTCGTTCAATGGCGACTTTATTAAAGATAGAAGAAGACGGTTGGATGTTATCAGGCGCAGGATTAGGGATTGACTAATGAGTATTATTGCAGCAGTTATTGCTAGTGCTGTTACTTCTAATGGTGGAGGTGGAGGTGGTGGATCGCCTATTCCAGCCGATATCAATTTTAATAGCGACAGTGGTTCTTGGACTGGATATGGTACAACATTAGGATATTCATCAACCACAGCTAGTCATGATTCATACACATATCCTGACAATAGTCAAGGTATGGTTTATACATTTACTGGTAATCAAGAATTTTGGAGTCCTAATTTAGGAAATGCAAATGCATGGACTGCTAATTTAGGTTCAATAACAATTGACTATTGGTTTTATCCTACTGCTGCTGGTATTCAATTATTAACTGAAGCTAATAGCCAACAATATCAAAGTTATCATTATTCTGTTTTAGAGATAAACTCTGATCTTACTATTCAAGCTAGATTCTGGGATGGGGCGGCAGCAACATCTTCTAATAACATTGTTTTAAATCAATGGAATCATATTTATTGGGCTTGTGATTGGAATGGTGGTCATTATTTTAGTGTTAATGGAGTAAATACTAATACAGGTTTATATTACACTAGATCAGGCCCAGGAAATACTAGTGAATATTTTGGAATAGGATATTACGATCTTACACACTTGGGTAATACCGGTCGTTTCCAAGGGAAAATTGGTGCGTTAAATATACACGATTCAGTTGTAGCATCTACATTTGAATCAACTAAAGCTAAATATGGAATTCAATAATGTTTGGACAATATTTTTACCATCAGCATCTTAGAAAGTGTGTAGCTGTTTTTGGTTCATTGTTTAATAATATCAACATCACTAAAACCGATGTTGATAGTAATATATTAAGCACACAAAAAGTACCATTAGCATATGGTCCTAAACAGAAATTCTTAGCACGTTTAAGAGATGAACCAGATCTATTAGCTCCTAAAGTGGCGCTTAAGTTGCCACGAATGTCATTCGAAATTACATCATTTTCATTTGATACATCTGCTAAGATTAATAAGAATAATCACATTTCTGCACCTAGTATTCGTGGTTCTAATACTATGCATCCTGGTGCTCCCTATATTTTAGGAGTACAATTGAATATTCTTGGCAAAACACAAGATGAAGTACTTCAAATTATGGAACAGATTTTACCATATTTTAATCCAAGTTATACAGTAACTATTAAAGAAAATATTGATTTAGATTTTTATAGAGATATTCCAGTAACATTGCAATCGGTGACTATGTCTGATGATTATGAAGGTGAATTTGAACAACGCCGTTCATTAATTATTACATTAGATTTTACAATGAAAGTTAAATTCTATGGACCAGTTAAAGAAGTTGGTGTTATTAAAGATGCTACTGTTAATATTAGAGATTTGAGCAGTAATAGTAAAATTTCTACTGTTAATGATCAAGTATCTCCATTTGCAGCAAATGAAAGCGACACATATAATATTATTCATACTACTATAGAATGGGATAATGATTATGGTTTTACAAGTGAGTGAATATAATGAAAGATATAGATAATATTGTAAGCAAGAAAGAGAAAATAGCAGAAGCCCTCTCTAAGAATTTGCCGATATCGGCAGCACCAGAATCTTCGCAACCGGTCGACGACCTGCAGGTCGACTATGAAGTGTCGAGAGAGACATATAAACAGCTTATTGAAAAGGGCGATCAAGCTATTGATCTAATGATGGAGTTAGCGAGAGATTCGCAACATCCTCGTGCTTTCGAAGTATTAGCTGGTCTATTAAAGACGCAGGCAGATAATACTGATAAGCTTGCAGATCTTCAGAAGAAGTTACAGTCCCTTCGTACACCTAAAGGGAAAAATGGTTCTTCTCCTGAAAAGATTACTAATAATAATGTGTTTGTAGGATCTACTACTGACCTACAACGTTTTATTCTTTCTCAACAGAATAAGAGTAATGTGATTGATGTCAACAGCAACCCATCTAACGAATAACGAATTTGGTTACCTTGGTAACCCGTTAGTTAAACGTGACGGTGTCGAGCAAACCTTTTCCCAAGAAGAACTATCAGAATACATTAAATGTATGAATGATCCTGCGTACTTTGCAACGAAGTACATTAAGATCATTAACTTAGATAGAGGTCTTGTACCATTTGATTTATATCCCTATCAAGGACAAATGTTCGATCACTTCAATAGTAATCGTTTTTCTATTGTTCTTGCATGTCGTCAATCGGGTAAGTCTATCTCTTCTGTCGTATACATTCTTTGGTATGCGATCTTCAAACCAGAACAAACAATTGCTATATTAGCCAATAAAGGCGCAACTGCGCAAGAGATGCTAGGTCGTGTTACGCTTGCGCTTGAAAACTTACCATTCTTTCTGCAACCTGGTTGTAAGACATTAAATAAAAAATCTATTGAGTTCTCTAATAACTCTCGTATCGTTGCAGCTGCAACATCAGGTAACTCAATTCGTGGTATGTCTGTTAACTTACTATTCCTTGACGAATTTGCATTCGTTGAGAATGATGGTACATTCTATACATCTACATATCCTGTAATTACTTCAGGTAAAACTACTCGTGTTATTATTACATCAACTGCTAACGGTTTAGGCAATACTTTCCATAAATTATGGGAAGGAGCAGTACAAGGTACTAATGACTTTAAACCATTTCGTGTTGACTGGTGGGATGTTCCTGGACGTGATGATGAATGGAAACGCCAAACAATTGCTAATACATCTGAACTACAATTCGATCAAGAATTTGCAAATAATTTCCATGGTACAGGTAATACATTAATTAATGCAAACACACTGTTATCATTAAAATCACATGAACCAATGTATTCAATGAATAATGTTCATGTGTATGAAACACCAATTAAGAAAGATAGAGAATATCCAGATTCTCTAGATCATCATTATATAATGTTAGTAGACGTAGCTAAGGGAAGAGGAAGAGATTATTCAACATTTAATATAATTGACATTTCAGTTACTCCATTTAAGCAAGTAGCTACATTTAGAGATAACTTAATATCTCCATTATTATTTCCAGATGTCATTTATAAATATGCTAATCTATACAACAAAGCTTTAGTAATCATTGAAAATAATGATGCTGGTCAAGTTGTATGTAATGGCATTTTTTATGAATTAGAATATGATAATGTTTATACGTCTAATGGTGTTAAGGCTGACGCCATCGGTGTATATATGGATAAGAAGACTAAAAAAATTGGATGTTCACACATCAAAGATCTTGTTGAACAGAAAAAGATTGATATTGTTGATGCGGAGACTATTGTTGAGATGTCAACATTTGTATCTAAGGGTCAATCATATGAAGCCATGGATGGAATGCATGATGATTTGATGATGAATTTAGTCATGTTTGGTTGGTTTGCTGCAACACCTATGTTTGCAGAATCGATTGACGGTAGCATGCGAGAATACATATATGCTCAACAGATGAAAGAGATTGAGGATGATGTATTACCATTTGGGTTTAATGATGATGGTAGAGAAGAATTAGAGAAAACACATATAGACGACGAAGGACAAGTTTGGAAGGAATTTACATTTCCTCCAGAACCGCACGAGAGATGACATTCGCAGGCATACTATTTGCATCAGCTTTTTTAATTTCATCAGTAGCAGCGTATTATTCAGTTGCAGGATTAGTGGCGATATTTTCCTCTGCTGCGTATGCATCTATAATCATGGGTGGTGCATTAGAAGCTGCTAAACTAGTAGCTGCTTCATGGTTATATAGAAATTGGAAAGAAGCTCCAAAATTTCTAAAATATTATTTTACATCAGCTGTTGTAATATTATCCATAATCACATCAATGGGTATTTTTGGATACTTATCAAAAGCACATCTAGATCAATCAGTTGTAATAGGTGATTCTGCAACTAAGCTTGCAGTTTATGATGAGAAGATTAAAACTGCAAAGGAAAATATAGATGCTAACCGTAAAGCGCTTAAACAATTGGATGAGGCAGTCGATCAAACAATGGGCCGCTCGGATTCAGAAACGGGTGCCGATAAAGCTATTGCGATCAGACGCTCTCAAGCCAAAGAACGTACTCGCTTACAAGCGGAAATCTCGACCGAACAGAAAACAATTGCTGAGTTTAATGAAATTCGCGCTCCACTTTCAGCGGAAGTGCGCAAGATCGAGGCAGAAGTGGGTCCGATCAAATATGTAGCAGAATTAATTTATGGAGAATCTAGTGAAGAGATGATTGGTAAAGCTGTACGCTTAATGATCATTTTAATTATTTGTGTGTTTGATCCATTAGCTATCCTATTGTTGATAGCTGCAAACATGGAATTAAAAAAGCGTAAACCTGTGGAGGAAGTAATTCCCGATAAGGTTGTTGTCAATGAAGTGATAGAACAAAAAGAGGAGGTGGATGCAATGGAAAAACCCTCTGCTGTGACACCAAGGAAACCAAAAAAACCTATAGCTCCTAAGAAACCAAAACCAAGTGTTCCTAAGAAGAAGCCTATAAAACCCAAAGTTCCTAAGAAAAAACCAAGCAAGCCGACTACACCTAAGAAACCAACGAGAACAAAACCAAAGAAACGTATTTCGATTGGTAGTGGAGAAGATGTATCTCAGGATGATCATATAACAATTAAAAAGAGCACGGTTTATAGGTTTGATGGCTAAAAAGCTGTAACTTATAAATATATGTTAGAAGTGAATAAATTCTTATTATGTCACATATCATGCTCTCAATAAACCATATTAAACGAATCGAGGTAGAGAAAAATGGCTTTTCAAGTTTCTCCTGGCGTAGCAATACGCGAAATCGATCTGACTAACGTTGTACCAGCAGTCTCTACTTCAATTGGGGCTGTAGTTATTACAGGTACGATGGGTCCTATCGAGGAGATTGTAACCATTACTTCTGAGAAAGAATTGGCGGACAAGTTCGGTGTCCCAACTAATACAACAGCAGCTTATTTCTTTAATGCTGCAGCTTTTTTAAAGTACGGTAACAATCTTAAGGTTGTACGTGCAGCTGGCACTGGCGCGAAAAACGCGACAGCGGGTACTAGCGGTGCAGGTACAGGTCTTTTAATCAAGAACAGAGATCATTACGACATCAACTTTGCAAATGGTCAAGCGTCGCAAGGCACTTGGGCAGCACGCTCAGCTGGTGTATTAGGTAATGCAATTAAAGTTTCTTATGTAACAAGTGCAACTGCATTTGGTACTTGGGATTATGCTGGTCTATTTGACTCGGCTCCAGGTACTTCTGGATATGTTTCTGAAAAGAACGGTTCAGCCGATGAAATGCATATTGTAGTACTTGATGCAACTGGTGCTATCACCGGTGCAGCTAATACTATTTTAGAAAAATTTGCTTATGTATCACAGGCTAGTGATGCTAAGAAATTTGATGGCACATCTAATTACTATAAGAACGTAATTAACAACACATCATCATATATTTGGTGGCTAGATCATCCAACAGAATTGACTAATGCTGGTCAAACAGCAGGTCGTACATTTACAACATCAACAACCGTTCACACAGTTGAATTAGCTGGTGGCAATGATGGTGTAGATGTAGATGAGGGAGACATTGATTCAGCTTATCAATTATTCAATGATGCTGAAACAGTTGATGTTAATTTATTAATTGGAGCTCCAACGCTTGATGGTGAAGCTGGTGTAACACAAGCTAATAATCTACTAGCAATTGCATCAAATCGTAATGATGTAATTGGATTTGTTTCTCCTCCAGTATCAGCAACTGCTGCATCTAATACTCCTAAAGAAGATGTACTTGCATTCTATAATCAAGTAGGATCTACATCTTATGGTTTCTCAGATTCAACAGCTCTTAAGATCTATGATAAATACAACGACGTATATCGCTGGATCCCTGCTGCTGGTCATATGGCTGGTCTATGTGCTAACACAGACAATGTTGCAGACGCATGGTTCTCACCAGGTGGTTTCACTCGCGGTCAATTATTAGGTATCACAAAGATTGCTTTCAATCCTAAGAAAGCAGAACGTGATGACTTATATAAAAAACGTGTAAACCCAATTGTATCATTCCCAGGCGAAGGTACAGTATTGTTTGGTGATAAGACTTTATTATCTAAACCATCAGCATTCGATCGTATTAACGTACGTCGCTTGTTTATCGTTTTAGAGAAGGCTATTTCTACAGCTGCTAAATACCAGTTGTTCGAGCTTAACGACGAATTCACACGTGCTATGTTCCGTAACATGACAGAACCTTTCCTTCGCGAAATTAAAGGTCGTCGTGGTATTACTGACTTCAAGGTTGTTTGTGACGAGACAAATAACACAGGTGAGATCATCGACAGCAATCAGTTTGTTGCAGATATCTACATCAAACCAGCACACTCAATTAACTTTATTACTCTGAACTTCATCGCTACTCGTACGGGTGTTGACTTTGCAGAGATCGGAGGTTAATCATGGCGATTCTAGGCGTAGATGATTTTAAATCGAAACTAGTTGGCGGTGGTGCACGTCCTAATTTATTCAAAGCTACAGTTAACTTCCCAGCTTTTGCTGGTGGTGAAGTAGAATTGACATCTTTCTTAATTAAAGGTGCTCAGCTTCCTGCTTCTACAATTGGTACCATTAACGTTCCATTCCGTGGACGTCAAGTATTAATTGCAGGTGACCGTACGTTTGAACCATGGACAATCACTGTCATTAATGATACTGATTTTAAAGTTCGCAATGCTTTTGAGCGTTGGATGAATGCTATTAATCAGCATCGTCAAAATACCGGTTTAACAAATCCGGTTGAATATCAAGCAGACATGCAAGTGGCTCAACTTGATAAGAGCGGTAATGAAGTTAAGGTGTACAACTTCCGTGGTACATTCCCAACTGCAGTTTCTGCAATTGATGTATCATATGAATCTTCAGATGCTATTGAAGAATTTACAGTAGAACTACAAGTTCAATACTGGGAATCTGATACAACATCTTAATTTAGTGTTGGTAAATAGGAGAGAGGAGCGATCTTCTCTCCTCTTCGTTATAAGCAAAGGTTAAAAATGGAATTATTCGGCTTCGAAATATCTCGTAAACAGGAAGAAAAAGAACAGGCTGCTAAGCAGTCTTTTGTCGCTCCTGATAAAGATGATGGTGCTACCGTTGTTGCAGAGGGTGGTTACTATGGTCAATATGTGGATATCGAGGGCACTAAGGCTAGAGATGATGTCGATCTAATTAAAAAATATAGAGAAGCAGCTTTTTATCCTGAGTGTGATGCAGCTATTACAGATATTGTTAATGAATCGATTGTTACAGATGATGAAAAACAACCGATTACATTGAACACTGATGATTTACCATATAATGATAAAATTAAAAAATTAATCCAAGATGAATTTGATACGATCGTTAAATTGTATCATTTTAATTCTCAAGCACATGATATTTTCCGTAAATGGTATATTGATGGAAGAGTTTACTATCATATTATTATTGATGAAAAGAATCCTAAAAATGGTATCTTAGAGCTTAGACCTATTGATGCTATTAAGATGCGTAAAGTTCGTCAAGTCTTAGAAGATAAAGATCCTAAAACAGGAGCAAAACTTGTAAAAGGATTTAATGAGTTTTACATTTATCAAGATACGATTTTATCTGGTGGTCCTGGTCCTGGCGGTGTTAATACAATGCGTAGTACACAAGGACTTAAGATCGCTAAAGATTCAGTAATTTATGTTCCATCAGGTCTTATCGATAGCACATCGAAGAAGATGGTATCATATCTTTATAAAGCACTAAAGCCTGTTAATCAACTCCGCATGATGGAAGATTCTCTTGTCATCTATCGTATGGCACGTGCACCAGAACGTCGTATTTTCTATATTGACGTTGGTAATTTACCTAAAGGTAAAGCTGAAGCATATCTTCGTGATATCATGGCTAAGTATAAGAATAAGATTGTTTATGATGCATCTACAGGTGAAATTCGCGATGATCGTAAACACATGGCCATGTTAGAAGATTTTTGGCTTCCACGTCGTGAAGGTGGTAAAGGTACTGAAATCTCTACATTACCTGGTGGTGAAAACCTTGGACAAATTGAAGATATCATTTATTTCCAAAAGAAATTATATCGTTCATTAAATGTTCCTATGTCTCGTATGGAGACAGAGACTGGTTTTAACCTAGGTCGTTCTAATGAAATTTCTCGTGATGAACTTAAGTTTAGTAAATTTGTATCACGTTTACGTCGCAAGTTTTCTGATTTATTCTTACAAGCACTTCGTACACAATTAATCCTTAAAGGTGTTATCTCTCGTGAAGACTGGGATAACATGAAGGAAAATCTAAAGATTGACTTTAGAAAAGATAATTATTTCTCAGAATTAAAAGATGGTGAGATTCTTCGTGAAAGAATGACTACTTTACAATTGGTAGATCCATATGTTGGCAAGTATTTCTCTGCTATTTGGGTTCGTAAAAATATCCTTCAACAGACTGATGAAGAGATTGAAGAGATTAATGCAGAGATGGAAGAAGAAGCACCTCCTCCAGTACCAGAGGGTGTAGATGGACAAACGATGCAGCAAGATCAGCCTGTACAACAGGAAGAACCATCTCCAGATAATCAGGTAGCTCCACCTATCCAAGGTGAAGTAAAACAATAACGTGTTAAAAAACACATTCTTATAAATATATTGAAAGAAGGCAATGATGAGTGAATTGGCTAATGATCTATTAGACGCTATAGCATCAGGTAATCAAGAGCAGGTAAAATCTGCATTTACTAATGCGATGAATGATAAGATTAATGATAGTCTTCAGGCTAGAAAGATTGAGCTTGCACAACGCATTTATGGTAATGTTGTGCAGGATGATTCTGCCTCTAATGATGCTAGTGAAACTGAAACTACGGTAGCATCTGATGGAACAGAAGAAGTTTAAAAATTTTAGAACAGTCATCGTAGAAAGCTATGATGTTGGTTCTGATAAGATCCGAGTTGAATCAAACTCGGGTCAATATATCGTTTATGTTAATAACGATATAGTTGAAGTTTTTAATACAAGAGCAGCTGCATTGAAGATTGCTGCAGAGACAGCAAAAGATATAGGAACAAATAAATGAAACTGATTACAGAAACACTTGATTCTGATATTCAAGTTATTACTGAAGCCAAACAGAATGGCTCTAAAGACTACTTTATTGAAGGTGTCTTTATGATGGCTGATATGCCTAATCGTAATAAGCGTGTATATGAATCTAGAGTTCTTCAACCTGCTGTTGAAAAATATATTGAAAGTCAAGTTAAAACTGGTCGAGCTGTTGGTGAATTAAATCATCCAGACGGTCCAACGATTAACTTGGACAAAGTTTCTCACTTAATCACAGACCTTCGTTTTGAAGGTGCTAATGTGGTTGGTAAGGCAAAAATCCTAAACACACCTATGGGTCAAATCGTAAAAGGTTTACTTGAAGGCGGTGTAAAATTAGGAGTATCATCTCGTGGTATGGGTAGTCTTGTGGAGAAAAACGGTGTTAACTATGTGAAGGATGACTTCCATTTAGCAACCGTAGATATCGTTCAAGATCCTTCAGCACCTGCTGCTTTCGTTAACGGAATCATGGAAGGTGTAGAATGGATTTGTGAGAATGGTATTTTCAAGCCGCAAGAAATTGAAAAGATTGAGACTGAAATTAAGAGAACACCAAAAGCTCAGCTTGCTGAAGCACAATCACGTGTTTTCCAACATTTCCTCTCTAAACTTTAACACTAAGGAGTGATTTGAATGTCACAAAAAGATCTTAAAAAAGATCAACTAGACGAACAGCTTAGTGATGTAACATCCGTTGAAGTTTCTGAGGAAACTTTGGCTGAAGGCGACGCAGCTGCTAGCATTGCACCTAAGGGTGATGCTAAATCTGCAGACTTCGGTCAAGGCGCTGACTTCCAAGACGACAAGAAGAAAACTCTTGCCGATTTAGGAGCAACAAAGACAGCTGAAGCACCAAAGACTAAAGCGGGTATCATCGCATCTACAGTTGAAAAATTATCTAGCTTGAAAAAAGAAGATCTTCAAGCAATCTACGACAACCTTTTCAATGAAGAAAAAGTTGAAGAAGAGAAAGATCCAGCTGTTGCTATCGATGTAACTGAAGACTTAGCTGCTTTAGTTGCTGCTGATGCAAACCTTTCAGAAGAATTTAAAGAGAAATCTGCGATTCTATTTGAAGCAGCTCTAACTTCTCGCGTTGCAGTAGAGAAGGAAAAACTTGAAGAACAGTATCAATCTAAACTTGATGAGCAAGTTGAAGGTATCCGTACAGATCTAGTTGAAAAGATCGACGGCTATTTAAACTATGTTGTTGAACAATGGATGGAAGAAAATGAAGTTGCAGTTGAATCTGGCCTACGTGCTGAGATCGCTGAATCTTTCATTGATTCACTAAAACAAGTGTTCACTGAGCACTATGTTGAAGTTCCAGAAGGCAAAGCAGATTTAGTTGATGGTTTATCTGCACAAGTTGAAGAACTTGAAGAGCAATTGCAAGTAGCTACTGAGAAATCAGTTAAGCTTGCTGAGTCAGTTGAACAACTAACTCGTGCAAAAATTGTTGCAGAAGCAACTGAAGGTATGATTGCAACTGAAGCTGAGAAGCTAAAGTCATTAGTTGAAGGTATTGATTTTGATGATCAAGAAGGTTTCGCTAAGAAAGTTTCTATCATTAAAGAAGCACACTTCACTAAAACAACTGTATCATCAACATCATCAACAGTAACTGAAGAAGCTGACGACGGTCAACAAACTGAACAACAGACAACTTCTCCACGTATGGCAGCTTATATGGCAGCCATCTCCCGTACTACTAAAAAATAAAAAAGGAAAACATAAAATGTTTTTATCAGAACAAGCCCAATCTAAATGGGCAGAAGTCCTAGATCACGCAGATCTTCCTGCGATTAAGGATCCATACAAGCGTGCTGTTACAGCCGTTATCCTTGAGAACCAAGAAAAAGCACTAGCTGAAGAGCGTGCTCAATCTGGTTACATCACTGAAACTGCTGCAACAAACAGCGTTTCTGCTGGTGGTGTTTCTAACTTCGATCCAATCCTTATCAGCTTGGTTCGTCGTTCTATGCCTAACCTAATCGCTTATGACATCGCTGGTGTTCAGCCAATGTCTGGTCCAACTGGCTTGATCTTCGCAATGAAGTCACGCTACAAGGCAATGAATGGTACAGAAGCTCTTTATCAAGAAGCTGATACATCATTCTCTTCTTCTTCATTCAACGGTTCTACTGGTACAGCTAAGAACGGTTCACATGGTGGTTCATCTGATTCTCTACCAGGTACAGACACAACAGTTAACGCTGGTGGTGCTGGTACAGCTGGTACTTCAGGTGCTGATACTGTTGCTGACCCATTCGGTGTTGGTGGTGGTATGACTACAGCTGAAGGTGAAGCATTAGGTGATTCATCTACAAACAGCTTCGCACAAATGGCATTCAGCATCGAAAAAGCAACAGTGACTGCAAAGACACGTGCTTTGAAAGCTGAATACACAATGGAATTGGCACAAGACTTGAAAGCAGTTCATGGTCTTGATGCTGAGACAGAATTGTCTAACATCCTTTCTGCTGAAATCTTAGCTGAAATTAACCGTGAAGTTATCCGTACAATCAACGTTAAAGCTAAGTTAGGTGCTCAAACAGCTAACTGCACATCAGCTGGTACATTCAACTTGTACACAGACGCTGACGGTCGTTGGTCAGTTGAGCGTTTCAAAGGCTTGATCGTTCAATTAGAACGTGAAGCTAACCAGATTGCTAAAGACACTCGTAGAGGTAAAGGTAACTTTATTCTTTGTTCATCAGACGTTGCTTCTGCATTAGCAGCTTCTGGTCTTTTAGTTTATAACCCAGCTATGTCTACAGACTTACAAGTTGACGACACAGGTAACACATTCGCTGGTGTTCTAAACGGCAAGATTAAAGTTTACATCGATCCATATGCAACTGTTGATTATATCACTGTTGGCTATCGTGGTACAAACCCATATGACGCTGGTTTATTCTATGCTCCATATGTTCCACTAACAATGGTTCGTGCTGTTGATCAAGGTACATTCCAACCTAAGATCGGTTTCAAAACACGTTATGGTATGATTGCTAACCCATTCTCTAACCCAGGTTCTGCACCAGTTAGCGATGTTGGTTTAAACCGTACAAACGTTTACTTCCGTATCTTCAAGGTTACTGGCCTTCTAGACAACGCTTAATCTTACACATAATAACAATTATAAGTAAGACTTCAAGAGGGACTTCGGTCCCTCTTTTTTATTGGGTGAGATTATAAATAGTCTTATATCCTTTGGAGATTTTATATGAATAAAGATTATTCAGTTGGTGCAGTTCCACCAGTAGTAACAACAAACAAAAATCCATTAATTACAACGGATGCGTTTAGATTCGTTTTTTCTCGCGCGCCAAATACTGCATACTTTGCACAAAATTTTACACTACCTACAGTGGTAAATGGAGAAACTCGCATTTCTCGACCAACAGTTGATGCGTTTGTTCCAGGTCCAAAAACAGAATATGATGCATTAAACATTACCATGTTATTAGCAGAGAATATGGAAAACTATATTGAAATTTTTAATTGGGTTGTTGCTGGTGACAATACAGATGATATGACTGTTTTTCTCATAAACAGTAAAAGTAATCCACATATTAAAGTAACATTTAAAAATGCATTTCCAATGTCTATTGGCTCTGTAAATTTTAATGCTCAAGATGCAGATACAAATTATGGCACAGTAGATATTTCATTTAGATATGATTATTTTACAATTGAGACATAATATGGTATAATAGTAGTAAAAACTGTGAGATTATAACATGCTAACACTTGAACAAATACTTGAACATTGGAAAAAAGACTGTGAGATCGATGACATGGAGCTCGACAAGTCTTCGCGTGAAACACCTAAATTACATGCAAAATATGTAGAATTGCTTTCAACTGCTAAATTACAAAAACATCGTAAAGAGATGGAATTTAAAAAGCTCTTGAAAGATAAGTTTATGTGGTATAACGGTAAGATGGATAAAACTACAATGGATGAAAAGGGTTGGGAATATGACCCATTTGATGGATTAAAACAACCGCTTAAGAGTGATATGGATTATTATTATGAAAGCGATCCACATATTCAAGCAGTTCAATCACAGATTGAATATTGGAAAACAGTGATAGACACACTATCAGAAATTGTTTCTAATATAACGTGGCGCCATCAAACAATTGGTAATATGATTAAGTGGCGTCAATTTACTTCTGGTGTTTAATTATGTTACCTACAATAATAATTGATGATTTTTTTCCTAACCCAGATATAGTAAGAGAATATGCATTATCCATTACTGAGTGGCATTATGATGATGAATTGCGCTGGCCAGGAATTAGAACAAATTGTTTACACACATTCGCATTAGAAAAACATAGTGAATTGGTTGCATCAATCTATAATTGTTTACCACGTAATATTATAATGCGATATTCTGCATTTACAAAATTTGATGCTATGTTTCAAATAGTAAACGAGAATTATAATGATGGTTGGATTCATGATGATGGAGCAGATTTACATTTTGCAGGTTTAATTTACTTGAATAAAGATCCTGCTGAGAATAGTGGCACATCTTTGTATCATCACGTAACAGAAACATTAGAATATTTTGGTGATACTGAACGAGAATTAAAAAAGAAATTTTTAGCTCATCCAGAATATAGAAAAGATTATGAAGAATTAAAAAATAATAGACATTCACAATTCAAAGAAGTAACCACTATTGAGAATGTATATAATAGATGCATAATATATGATGCACATGCATGGCATAGAGCAAACAATTATTTTGGAAAAACAAAGGATGATTCTAGATTATCACTAGTTTTCTTTGGTAAATTTGATAATGGATAAAATTGTTGTCAATAAAGTAAATGATGTATTCTTAAGAGTAGATTGCGAAGGTGGTGTTAGACAAGAACTAGCAGACTATTTTACATTCTATGTACCTGGATACAAGTTTATGCCTGCATTTAAAAATAAAATGTGGGATGGCAAGATTAGATTATATGATCTTCGTACACATACTTTATATGTTGGTCTTTTAGATTATATTAAACGCTTTGCCGATGAGCGCGGATACAAACTTGAAATTAATTTCTCTGATCCAGTTACAAAAATAAATGAGGAAGATGTAAAGACGTATGTTGAAAAACATCTTCGTCTACCATTTACACCGCACTCATATCAATATCAAGCAGTAACACACGCACTACGTAATAAGCGTTGCATATTGCTTTCTCCTACCGCTTCTGGTAAATCTCTAATAATTTATCTCTTAATTCGTCACTACATGAATATAGTGAAGGATGGAAGACTCTTGCTTATTGTACCAACTACATCATTAGTTGAACAGATGGCATCTGACTTTTTAAACTATTCTCAGAATGATGATTCATTTAATGAGCAGATGATTCACAAGATTTATAGTGGAAAAGAAAAAGATACTCATGCTCCTATTGTAATTAGTACATGGCAATCAATCTATAAACTACCTAAAGAATGGTTTAAAGATTTTAAGATGGTAGTTGGAGATGAAGCACACACATTCCAAGCTAAATCATTAACTACAATTATGGAAAAATTATCAAATTGTCCATATAGATTTGGTTTAACTGGTACTTTAGATGGTACATTAACACATAGATTAGTTTTAGAAGGCGTATTTGGTACAGTCTATCAAGTTACAACTACTAAAGCATTAATGGATTCTGACAAACTTGCAAAATTAGATATCGCTTGTTTAGTGATGAAATATTCTGATGAAGAATGCAAAGCGATGAAAGATAAATCATATGCTGAAGAGATTGATTTTATTATTGCACATCAGAAACGAAATAATTTTATTAAGAATCTTGCAGTAGATCAGACTGGAAATACATTGGTTCTTTTTAATAGAGTAGAAAAACACGGTAAACCGTTATTTAAAATGATACGTGACAAAGTATCTGATGATCGTAAAGTTTTTTATGTATCAGGTGAAACAGACGTAACAGATAGAGAGACAATTCGTTCCATTACAGAAAAAGAAAAGAATGCAATTATTGTTGCTTCTTTAGGTACGTTCTCTACTGGTATCAACATTAAGAACTTACATAATATTATCTTTGCTTCTCCGTCTAAATCTCAGATTAAAGTGCTACAGTCTATTGGTCGTGGTCTTCGTAAATCAGATGATGGTAGAGATACCGTATTATATGATATCTCAGATGATCTGCATTGGAAAGCAAAGAAGAACTTTACTCTTGTACATGCCGGTATCAGGATTCAGATATATAGTAAAGAACAGTTCAATTATAAAATACACGAGGTACCTCTAACATGAACCTCTCAAGAGATATTCGTCAGATTAAATTAATCAATGGCGAAGAGATCCTAACAGAAGTAGTCGGAGAAGATAGAGAAGAGATCTTGATCCGTAACCCATTAAAAGTACATCGCGAACGTCATCAGTTAGGTGATATTGCTCGCGAAGCTAATATGTTTACACGCTGGATGGGATTTGCTGATATTGATGAACATATGCTAAGTAGAAAAATGATTTTAATTGAATCGATAGTAAATGATGCAGTAGCTTTATACTATCATAAGATGACACACAACATTGAAGAAGATAGAGTAACCCCTATTCAAGACTCTTCTCAAGCTAAAGATCCAGATTTGGTTAAAGCACCAAACTTTATTACAAATGATGATGATGAACCAACTTACCACTAAGTGATAATATGAAATTTGATTATTCTACACATGAATTTAAATCTCCTGGTTATATAACTGCACGAGTACCAGCAGATATAATGATACCATTCAATAATGCAATTAAAGAAATTCAAGGTACAGGCACAGGAGAAGACGTAGCATATAAATTAGCTGGCCATTTAGATGATCAAATCAATTTAATTGACAGACAAGATTGTGTTAATGCTATTACTCCATTTGTTTATGATCTAGCAGAACGTTATAATTTACATTTTGACTATATGCGTAGGTTCCAAACTCGAGAAGATGATCAACGTTTATATTTGCAAGGATTATGGTTAAATCTGCAGAAAAAATATGAATTTAATCCACTCCATAAACATGGAGGAGTTTATTCATTTGTTATATGGCATACTATTCCATATAATATAGATGACGAGATTAAGATGTTTAAGACTAAACATTCTAAAGCATCGATGTTTGAATTTGGGTATGTAGATACGCTGGGTTTACAGCAATTTGAATCTATTCCAGTAGATAAATCATTTGAAGGTTTAATTTGTTTTTTCCCAGCAGTGTTACATCATGGAGTTTACCCATTCTATACATCTGATGATAGAAGAATAAGTATAGCTGGTAATATGTATTTTAAATCTTAGATTATTATTATCCTGGCCCCGGGGGGTAGATATATTTTATCATAAAAATATCCTGTTGTACATAGGCCCCCGTAAAATAATTTTACTTTTACTATAAAATGTGGTATAATATAATGTGTCCTAAATTTAAATGGAGTGAATGAACATGACTGAACCTAAAGCTCGTCCGCATTACGTGGACAATAAGAAGTTCGGTAAAGCATTAGAAGAATACGCAGTATTAGTCAATAAAGCTAAAACCGAAAAAACAACAATCCCAATCGTACCAAACTATATTGCTGATTGCTTCCTCAAGATTGCGGAAGGTTTATCTCATAAGGTAAACTTTATCAGATACACCTATCGTGAAGAGATGGTTATGGATGCAGTAGAAAATTGTCTACGCGCAATCACTAACTATAATCCAAATGCAGAGACTAGAACAGGTACTCAAAATGCATTCTCTTACTTTACTCAAATATGTTTCTTTGCATTTCTTCGTAGAATTGAAAAAGAAAAGAAACAACAAGACATTAAATTTAAATTCATCGAACAAAGTGGCATTGAAGAGTTTATCGCCTCTATTCAAGGTGATGATACACATCAAGAACAAGCATTCATTGATTCTCTAAGAGAGCGTATTGCTAGAGTAAAAGAGAAAGATACTAAGATTAAAGAATTTGCTAAAAAAGAAAAGAAAAACAAATCTTTAGAATTTTTTATGACAGACAGTGTAATCCAGGAAATCATCAATGAAATGTGCGATCCTCAATGATACTCACTGTGGAGCTCGTAACTCCTCAGACATTTTTATGGAGTATCAAGAGAAATTTTATAACGACATCTTTTTTCCATACTTACTAGAAAATAACATTAATTACATTATTCACCTAGGTGATTATTATGAACATCGTAAGTATGTTAACTTCAAAGCATTAGAACACAATCGTCGTATTTTTCTTGATAAGTTGCGTGAATATGGTATTCGCATGCATATTATTCCAGGTAATCATGATGTATATTATAAAAACACAAATGAACTGTGCTCATTAAAAGAATTAATGGGACATTATATGGATTGTGTAAAAATCTATATGGAACCATCAGTAGTAACGTATGGCGAACTAGATATTGCATTAGTACCGTGGATCAATCCAGAAAATTATTCATCGACAATGGACTTCATTAATACATGTAGTGCAGATGTTGTTGCAGGACACTTTGAATTTTCTGGCTTTGAGATGTATAAGGGAATTCCAAATCCTCATGGAATGGACACACGAGACTTTAGTAGATTTGAAACAGTTTTATCTGGTCACTTTCATACGAAGTCTAGCAAAGATAATATTCACTATCTTGGATCTCAAATGGAATTTACGTGGGGAGATTGCGATGATCCAAAATTTTTCCATGTATTAGATACAGAAACTCGAGAGATTACACCTATTCGTAATCCATATACTCTTCACACAAAAGTAGTGTACAACGATGAAAAAACAGATTATAATGGGTATGATGTAACTCATTTAGATCGTCAGTTTGTAAAAGTTGTGGTAGAGAAGAAGACAGACTATTTTTCATTTGATCGCTTCATCGATAGAATTCAACAACAACCAATTTATGAACTTAAAATTGCAGAATCATTTGCAGAATTTTTAGGTGATAATGTCGAAGACGAAGAGATTCAACTAGATGACACACAAGTCCTGTTAGACTCATATGTAGATGCAGTTGAGACTGAAGCAGATAAAGAAAAATTAAAGACATTACTTCGTGGCTTATATGTAGAGGCACAGAATTTAGAAACGGTATAATGGCAGCTATTATTTTTAAGACTGTACGTTGGAAAAACTTCTTAAGTACAGGTGATCAATTTACAGAGATTGAACTTAACAAGAATGATTCCACACTAATCATTGGACAAAATGGTGCAGGAAAATCTACGTTATTGGATGCATTGTCGTTCGGTCTTTTTGGTAAACCATTTAGAAATATTCTTAAACCACAATTATTGAATTCAATCAATAATAAAGCAGCAGTAGTAGAGGTAGAATTTTCAGTTGGTGCTACAGAGTTTAAAATTGTTAGAGGTATTAAACCAAATACTTTTGAGATTTATCAGAATGGAACTCTGTTAAATCAACAAGCGAATACGCGAGACTATCAAGCATTCCTCGAACAGAATGTGTTGAAGCTTAACCACAAATCGTTTCATCAAGTCGTTGTAATTGGATCTGCTTCTTTTACTCCTTTCATGCAGCTTCCAACTGGCCAACGTAGGACGATCATTGAGGAATTGCTTGATATTCAAGTGTTCTCGCGAATGAACCAACTTCTTAAAGAGAAGATGGCAAGATTGAAGGAACAAATTGCAGATGCCAACACACAACTTGAAATCATTAGTGAAAAAATCAGATTACAAAACAAATATATTTCCGACGTCGAATCATTGGCAAAAGACCAGATTCGTGATAAGCAGACGACCATCTCAAACTCACAGACTAGCATACAAAATCTTCAGGCCAAAAATGCTCAGCTTTCAACACAGTTGGAGTTGCTTATTCAACGACAAAAGGATCTCAAAGTCGTTGCGAATAAGAAACAGAAATTGGCCGGATTTGGAATTAAATTTGAATCTTCCCTTAAGACGCTACAAGACAACAGAGCTTTCTTTGTGGAATCTACTAGTTGCCCAACCTGTTCTCAAGAAATATCTGCCGAAACAAGGCAAGAGCATGTGCATCGATGCGATAGTAAGATCGGGGAAATTAATCAGGGTGTTGAGAAGCTCAAGGAAGAATTAAGTGTCGTTTTAGAAAAAGAAAATTCGTTACTTGAGGAAATAGAAAAGTTTCAACAAGCACAATTAGATATCGTTGCAAATAATGCATCTATCACTGCGCTTCAAAATAGTATAGATAGTTTAGAATCTGAAATTCTCAAGATTGAAGGTACTGATGGAGACGTTAGTGTTGCAATAAATGAGTTAACAGATTTACAAAATAATAAAGAATCATTAGCAGATTTAAAGTTGAACTATATAGATCAACAGAATTATAACAACATTGCTAACGAGATGTTAAAAGATACTGGTATTAAGACGAAGATTGTCAAACAATACTTACCTGTGATTAACAAACTTGTTAATCAATATCTGCAAATATTAGACTTCTTCGTCTTATTTAATTTAGATGAATCCTTTAACGAAACAATTAAGTCTCGTTACAGAGATGAGTTCACTTATGCTAGTTTCTCTGAAGGCGAGAAACAACGCATCGACCTTAGCTTATTGTTCACATGGCGTCAGATTGCTAAGATGAAGAATTCAGCTAATACAAACCTTCTTATCCTTGATGAGACGTTTGACTCATCGCTAGATAATGATGGAATTGATAACCTTATGAAGATCTTAGGATCTGTACAAGATACAAATGTATTTGTTATCTCTCATAAGGGTGACGTGCTTGATTCTAAATTTAGAAACAAGATTGAATTTGTAAAAGAGAGAAACTTCTCAAGGATTAAAAATGCAACTACAATATAAACTTATTCCATATGATGATCCATTGTTGACTAAGCCAATGGAATATAAAGATTTAGATAACAAAGAAGAATTTGCAAAGAATTTAGAAAGCGCAACTAGATTTTTAAACGGCATCGGTCTATCTGCAAATCAGGTTGGAATCGATAATCGTATCTTCTCAATTGTATATGGTGATTTTGCAGAGACATTCTTTGACCCAAAGATTATTGAATATTCTCCAGAAACAATCTTATTTGAAGAAGGTTGTCTATCACAACCAGGCGTTTTTATTTCTCTCAAGCGCCCACAAAAGATTAAGATCGAATACACTACCAGAACAGGTGAACGCATCACAGCAGAATATGGTGGCATCACTGCTCGTATCATTCAGCATGAATATGATCATATGGAAGGTACAAACTTCTTAAACATGGCATCCCCATTGAAAAAAGCACTAGCTCTTAAGAAAGCAAAGAGTAAAAAGCGTTACAAATCATAGACTTGCAAGGGCCTATGTACAACATGTTATTTTTGTGGTATAATATATACATATTAGCAAAGGAAATAACATGCAAGGTGTCCAACTTGATGCAATTTCGATCAACTTTGATCAACAATCCACACTAGCTCGTCTACTAGCACGAGAAAATATTGCCGTAATTCACGGCGCATATAAAACCGCTTGGTTTGATCCAGAAAAACGTGTACTAGCTTTACCTATTTGGAAAAATAAAGGTAAAGCAGTATATGATATGCTTACAGGCCATGAAGTTGGTCATGCTCTTTACACTCCTGCTAAAGGTTGGCATGAAGCTGTAGATGATATTGGCGGTGCACCTAAAGCATATCTTAACATCCTTGAAGATGTACGTATTGAACGTAAAATTCAAGATCGTTATCCTGGCCTACGTTTTCAATTCCAAAAAGCATACAAACAACTTAGTGATGAAGACTTCTTTGGTCTAGTTTCATCACAAGTTGATATCAACACCGCAAAAGTAATTGATAAGATTAATATTAAGTCAAAGCTTGGTCAACACATAGAAGTTGAGTTTGATAATATCGAACAAGAATTTTTTGATAAAGCATTCTTGACTGAAACGTTTGATGATGTGATTGCACTTGCTAAAGCAATCTATGCATATCAAAAACTATTAGACGATCAAAAACCAAAGTTTCCTCAGATAACTTTGCCATCATTGCCGCTAGAGTCTATGGAAGACGATAGCAATGATTATGAAAAGCCTGATCCTCAAGAAGAATCAGAGCAGGAAGAAAAACAACAACCTCAACAAGAAGCTTCAGAGAAACCTGAAGAAGCTTCTGAGCCTAAACAAGATGATGGTAAAACTGGAATTGGTGGCAGAGACGATACAGTTAAGAAAGAACTTGCAAAAGATGATGTGAAAGATACACCAGATGAAAAAAAGTCTAGTGATATATCTGACTCTGCTCTTGAAGAAGCCATGACTGACAAGATTTTCCGTGATAAGGAAAAAGAATTAGTTGAAACTGGTCTCAAGAACACTGCAATCTATACAATCAATAAAGTTCGTCAACCTGATGTTGTGATTGACTACAAAGAATATTACAACTATTGGAAAACAAAGCTGAGTGATGCAACTGATTGGCATAAAGAACTGATTGCAGAAAGCAATACAAAGCTAGAGCCAGAATTTAAAAAGTTTAAGCATGACACAGAGACTGCAGCTGCATATATGGCTAAGGAATTTGAGCTTCGTAAAGCTGCATATCAATACTCTCGTTCTTCTATTCAAAAGACTGGTGTTATCAATACAAATAAGTTGCATGCATACAAGTATAGTGAAGACATCTTCTTAAAGTCAACGAAGTTAGCTAACTATAAAAATCATGGCATGATGCTATTCATTGACTTCTCTGGATCGATGTCAGAAAATATGGGTGCAACTATTCGTCAAATGTTAAATTTGGCTGAATTTTGTAGAGTGATTAATGTACCATTTGAAGTCTATGCGTTCACTACTAGAGTACGCGAGAGTAACGATGACACTGATCAAAACTTTATGTCATACAGTGATTGTGAAGTAATTGCTCAAAAGTTTAATCTGTTGACTTTAATATCTTCGCGTATGTCTCGTAGAGAATATAATGAAGCATTTCGTATGCAGTGGAACCTTTCCCAATGTTGGGACAATAAGTTCAATAATACGTATATCACAGAATGGAACCATTTGCATAGTACGCCATTGAATACATGTATTGTGTATGCTCATGAGCTGATTGAGAAATATAAACTAAAACACAACGTTGAGAAAATGACTGCAATGTTCTTGACAGATGGTGATTCAGATTCATTCCAAATTCGCATGACAGATCTTGGTAATGATAATCGTTTAACTGCTGAATCATACTATAGTTGGAGAGGCAAGAAAGCAATCATTCGCATGGAAGGCAAGAGCTTTAATGTTGACTCTGTATCTGGTTCAGACATGACAAAGCAGCTACTGCGTTCATTGAAACAATCTACTGGTTCAAGTGTACTTGGTTTCTTTATTAGCGAATATCGTAATCAAGCAGTAGCGAAGGCTGTTAGTGAAGCTCCTTCAGGTCATATGTACTCATATCGCGAGAAGTACACTACTCAACTAAACAAGAATCGTTGCTTGGTTGAAGATAACATCTTTGGATATGATCGCTACTTTGGTCTATGTACAAAGTATATGGACATCGTAGAGGATGAATTTGGCGAGATGGTAGAGGATGGTGCAAGCAAAGGCAAGATTAAAACAGCCTTTGCAAAGATGACTAAGGCAAAACGTGTTAACCGTATCTTGCTGAACGCGTTTGTTGATGCCATCGCATAAGCCTGGTCTGATAAAATAGGCTATGTACAACATGTAAAAAATGTGGTATAATATACATATAACGATGCAATTTTTGTTATGTAACTTTTGAAAGGTGTCCAACCATGAAACAAGAAATTAAGTCAGCATTCATCAAAACTCTTGGTGATAAATATCCTGGTCGTTCAGTGTTCGATGTAAAAGAACTTGTAGACCACGCTAATGATATGGGTTTAGGTTATCCTAACTTCATTACAAAAGCAGAGAATCGAGTAGGTCGAGGTAAATATCAAATCTCGATGCTTGCTCCAGTTGTACAACTTAAACCTCGTACTTCACAATCAGAAGTTGAAAG